TTTACGGAAATTATTCCTTTCATAATTCCTTTCGTTTCTTCATTAATTATTTCTTTCATCTTGTTATCCTTCCTTTTTGGTTTTATTTTTTTATAAAAAACTTTGTTTTTATATCTTCCAAGAAAATATCATTGTAAACGTACAATAATTCCTTTTTTGCTCTTGTTACGGCCACATAACGCAAATTTTCTTCTTGTTCGAACTCCCACGGTTGAACGGCAAAACGACTTGGTATTAATTCGGGACAAAGGAAAAATATACGTTCATTTTCCAATCCTTTTGCCTTATGTATTGTACTCAATAAAATTCCTTTGGTATCGTTGGAAAAAATATTCCTTAATGTATTTTTTAAGTCTGTTAAAGTTTTTGCTTCCTCCGCCAAACATTGGATAACGTCTATTTGTTCTTGTAATAATTCCATGCGTGGGTGGGATAATGGTTTTTTAACACCTTTATTTTTTAATTTGTTTAACAAATTGCCTTGCTCTTGTTGTAACTTATTGTCTAATTGATCTAAGGTATTTGCTTTGGTTTTGTTAATTAATGCTAATATTCCTTCCCCTATTTCTTTTCCTCGTATCTTGCTTTTTATTTTATTTTTTAATAACCAAATATACACTTGTACTAATGGTTTCAAATTACGACAAAGTATCCAATCACCATCCCTTACTTCGGTCAAACTTGCTGCACGTACAATGCCGTCAACCGCATTGGGTGCTGCCGTTATTTGTGGAACTATTTTTTGNGCTTCTATTACAATATTTTTAGCACAACGATACGAAACGCTCAAAGGAAGTTTAATGCATTTGCCATTCAAATCACGCAAATGGGTATAGCTTTCAGCATCGGCACCAGCAAAACCATATATTGCCTGATGAGGGTCGCCAACGGTTATTAATCGCCCTGCACGATTCAAACAATTCTTGATAAATACTTGTTGTAATAAAGAAAAATCTTGACTTTCGTCGCAAAACACATAATCAAATTTTTGAAACCGTATGCGCTCATCCGTAACAGGAACGTATAACATATCCATAAAATCAAATTGGCTTTTATCTTGCGTGGATAGTTGTAGGGCATGTTGTATGATAGCAATATCCTTTTCCTCTACGTTTATACCATAACGGTCGGCAACAGCCATAATATCCTTTTCATTATTACAACAAACATTACAACGTAATAAATCCAGCATTCGTGATACTACGTAAAAATAATATCCTTGCCGTCGTTCATTGATTTCTCCTCGTCTCAATAATATTTCGGTTTTCGCTATTGATTTATTAGGATTCATTTTTGCGTGTTTGCCGTAATTTTGTAAAATCAAATGCCAACCGCACGAATGCAATGTTTTTATAGCAATATTTTTCTTTGGTGGTATCCGCCGCTTCAGTTCTTCTACTACACTATTGTTAAAAGCAAGAAACAAAGCGTTTTTATCCTCAGGAACAAACTTTAATAAGTTTTCCAATACAGTAGTTTTACCACTGCCCGCAACAGCTTCTATGCTTAAATTACGTGTTGTTAATTGAAAAGTTTTATAAATTATTTTTTGATTCTTTGACGGTTTCATTAGAATATTTTCTTACCTGTATTGGCGGCGTCCCATTTATACCATTTTATGTTTTTACTAAATGTAAGACGAATGACGATTCTTTCAACTAAAATTTTTTTCAAAATTCCCAAAAAATTAGCTCTATTGTTTGATAACGACGCATTTTGCATTAAAAAATTGGTTATATTAATTCCTTCTACAGTATTGAAATCTACCGATTGAGCCGAATTAAAATAAGCTTCTTGGAAACGATATGCTATAAAAAACATATATTCACCGCTATCGTTGACTTGTATTTGCAAAATGCTATATCCTTCCTCATTTAGGACTTCTATAGCTTGTTGAAAATTGTTCATTTGCATTTTATATTTCTCCTTTTTTATGATAAAAACTTAAAACTTCTTTTACACGTTTCAATCCCTTATTATATTGTACGTTTGTAATATCTTTGTTTTGTTCTAAAAAAACGGCTGTTTTTTGACCTTCTACTTTGGAAAAACAAATACGTTTTTCTACATCATTAAATCCTAAAATTTCAATCACATGTTTGATAGCATTTAAATCTGCTTCAGCGTCACTATGTAAATTTTTTTCATTATGTATTAAATAATCTGTTATTTCTACGTTTTTATTTGTTTTAAGTAACCGTTGGTATTCCCTGTAGAAGTTCCTTGACAAACTTTTATTGTAATAAAAATAAAAATTATTATTCGGGTCTATAATGTATCGTTCTAAACATTTATCAAAAACTAAATAACATTCTGCTATCAATTCGTTGTTCGTCGGTATCAGATTTTTATTATAAACCGCTCGTGTTAGATTTAAATAATTTCCTATATTTTTTTTTACAATTTTATTCATCATGCGGAATACTAAATTCTTGTACGCTGCGCAACGTTTTTCATCTTCCGAAAAACGTATTATTTCAATGCAACGATTAATAAATTCCACCCGATAGGGATAATCTTTCTTGAAATAAAAATTTTCTAAACTCATAGCGCACTATTTTTTCCCACCTTTAAAACTCTTTACCGTCTCGTTCCATATATGTTCTTTGTAAGGTTTGATTTTTTTTTCGAAATGTTCATGTGAACGTTTTTTTAACATTGCTGTTTTTTCTTCTTTTGAAGCCATAGAATATTTTCCCAATTCGATATTCTTTTCCGATAGGGGGATATTGGTGTTTAGTTCCTGGCGTATTTGCCCGCAAATGGGACAAAGGTCATTACTACTACGTAACATCCCATCAACTAATTTGTAGGTGTTTTTAGCAATGGTTACCTGTACGCCAAAATTTTTACATTCCTTATTTGTACAAACATATTTACTCATACCAAATTTATTTTTGTCGTTCCACAATGCGTGCGTGTTCCAAGATTAGCAGGGCATCACTGGTTGCTAATGTAATTTTCTCTACCTCGGGATACAATTGTTGTGCTTTGGCTTTTAATTTATTTTTCCATTCCGTTGTACTTTTATTTCCTTTGGTACCAAGTTGTAATGTTTTCTGCCAACGTTGAGGAGTGACCGTGACAGTTTTTATTTTGTTAGCCAGTAAAGCCATTTCAATGTGTCCGTATCCTTTTCCAAAGTTGAACATTGCGCTGCCGCCCATCCCTGGTAATCCGCCAACCTTTTCCAAATAACAAACAGAATTTACAGCATATGGTATTAAAAAATTTAATATATCTGTTGGTGTATCGGGCATTTTCACCAAACTCACTATTTTACGCCGCACGACATCGAACACGGCTATCCCACCGTTTTTCCCAGGGTCAATTGCTATAATGGTTTCCAAACTGTTTTCTTTTTGTTTACCCATATGTACTTTTTTTTAAATGAAACTTGAAACTCCTCCCCGCTTAACTACTTGAATAGCATTTTTAAAAATGCTACTATCCTCCACGTTCTGTGTTATTAACATAACTGTAATGCCTAAATTTTCCAATATTCTAACAATCTCCGTTGTTCCAAACGTATCTATATTTCCAAGACTTTCGTCCAGGAGCAATAGATTTAAACCACCGCCATTTAACGACAAATTTATCAGACGTTGTATAGCAAGAATTCCCGCCAGGGTTACACGCTGCCGTTCACCACCGCTGTACGCCATAAAATTTTTAGCATCCCGACCGTTGTCTGTTATAAAACAATCAATTTTTTCACGCACATCACCCGATTTCAAAACTGTGAACGGTGTTATCATCACCCGATAATCTATTTTCATTTTTTCTAAATACATATTGGTTGTTCCTTCCAATATTTTTATCGCCTTGTTAGCAAGATAAGTTTGAAATCCCGAACGCCCCATATGAAATTGCCAAAATTGTACCTTTTCTAATTGTTCTTGTACTGGCAATATTTTACTATTTAATTCATTTATTTCTACGTCTAATTGTTGTTCTCGTTTTTTTAAATCTTCCAACAATTTATTCTTTTGTTTGTTAAGTTTTATATCCTGTTTTTGTTTGTTAAGTTTTTCAATTTTGATTAAGAGTTCTCCCTGCTCATCTTTTCTGTATGTTATACGCCGTTGGAGATCTTTTATTTCCAATTGTAATTTTTTATATTTCTCTTCCTCTTGTTCTCCTATTTCTATTTTTTCTAAAACGGTTTTTAATTGTTGTTCTAATTGTTTTAATGTCTTTGTTTGTTTGTTGATTTCTATTTCTGCTTCCTTCATCAAACGTTTTATGTCTTCAACGGCTAAATCCAAATCAGATTCATAAACAAATTCATAACCGCAACTGGGGCACGTTATAGCATCTTCCAATTCGGTTTTTAATTTGCGCATTGTACGTTGGGTAGCGTTCAATAACTTATCCTGTTCATTGAATTGTTGTTGTAAACGTTGACGTTGTTGACGAAGTTTTGTTAAATCTGGTACTATGATGTTTTGTAATTCTTGTTCTTTTTGTTTTAAATAAGTAGAAAATTTTTGCAACGTTTGGGTGGTTACATCTAATTGAGATTCATTCTCACTGATTTTTTCATCTATACGTTTCAATTCCTCATCAATATCATCTTGTTTCGCTGCTTCTCGTCTTTGCTCTTCAATTATCTCTTTCTTTGCATATAGTTTATCAACCTCACCTCTTAAAGCGTCCTGAAAGGCATTTAATTGCTTATTCTCGGCATCCAATTGTTCCAAAACGGGATTAATCATATCGGCGGATGTAATACGGTTCAATATTTCCTTTTTTTCGGTATCAGATGCGGTAAAAAAGGTGTAACGATTATCCTGCCCAATGATGAAATAACGCAAAAGGTCTTCTCGTCCTATGCCTATCAATTCATAAACACGTTTATTGGCTTCCGCAACGGATGTTATTTGGGTATTCAAAACGCCGTTTTCCCAAATTTCTACTTGTACAGGGCGATTTTTACGAAAAAAACGACGTACAATGCGCAATGTTTTATTCAAAACAGGGTTCTGTAAAGTTAAATCTATTGTGCAATCTTCAGCGTTGTAATTTATAAAACTATCTTTTCTGATATTGCGCAAACTATCATTGGTTAAAGCAATACATACTGCTTCAAACAATGTTGTTTTCCCTGCCCCATTATTTGTCATTCCNTTATCGGTTTCATTTTTTCCGAATATCACCGTGCAAGTGTTATTCTTAAATTCATAAACCGTATGCTTATGAGCAAAAAGATTTTGTATTTCTATTCTTTCAGGATTCCACATTTTCAATATTTTTAATTAATTTTAAACCGAATTTTAAGTTTTCCCCCTTTATTTCGTTTTCTTGGCAAAAACTTAAAAAGGTTTTTACCATTGTACTTCTATCAAAATATAAAACCGTGTCTTGTTCGCTGGCTTCAATATTTTTTGTTAATTCATCAATCTCAAATTTCACGTCAATGCCCGCAGTAACTATTTCTGTTGTGCTTACATTTTGGCATTGCCGTTTTGTTCCTTTTATGATAAACCGAATATGATGATAAGTTTCCCCAGTATATTTTTCTAATAAATTCCGCAACGTTTCTTTGTCGGTTGCATATATTGTTTCTTTAATATAACGAGGAAACTCCGAGGGAACAAATTCTATACTTCCGTCCGCATATATAACCGTGAACCCCTTATCGGTTACGGTTTCACCAAAATTGTTTTGATAAACAGAACCTGTATAAAATACATTATCCGCCAGTTGGGAAGCATTATGATAATGTCCAATCAATACCTTTGTCCAATCGGTAAACATTGCTGGTTTTATAATAGATTCTACCTTAGAACCGTCATTATTCATAACACCATCAAATCCAGAATGGGTGATTAAAATTTTTAGTCGGTGATTGATTTTTGTAACCTTTTTCTCTAATTCTTTGTATTCCTCCAACCAACGCTCATCGTCAAAATAAGGGATAAAAGCCACCAGGATGTCATTAAACATTTCAAAACCTGCCGTGCGAAATGTTTTCAAACAATCATCGCTATAAACATCCAAATAACTTTTTTCATCCGCTGCTGATGTTTTATCGTGATTTCCTGGAATAGCATATATTCTAATTCCGTTTTGCTGCAGGTTTAACAAAATTTCTCTCCAATCAGTCAAACATTGTAACGGTTGCCCCGAACGGTTTGTAAAGACATCTCCCCCGCAAAACAAATTATTTGTACCGTATTTTTTGCAAACATTGATTGCTTGTTGGAAAATATCTTTTACCAATGTTCCGTTATCTTTGTTTAAATGAATATCGTTTGCTAATATTCCTATTACTTTTTTCATAAATACTTTATCCAATTATATGGTTTGCGATTTAATAAATAATCTTCATCGGTTTGACTACTATATGCTTCCCGCTCAAAACCTATTTTTCTGTATGCTGTTTTTGAATCTCTGTAAATAATTAATCTTATTAACCATTCCACCACATACCAAACATAGAAAAATACATACAGCGTTTCTTTCATTTGTGCTGTATGTATTGTTTCGTGCTGTAAGGTAATGAAATCTATTTCAGCGTTTTTACGCATAAAAATAACGCCAAATAAATTTATAGCTTTAAACCCCTTACAAGGGATTATATTGTTACGTATTATCCTCATTTTCTAATTGATTTTCTAATTTTTGTTTCATTGCCATTAAATCTTCTTGCATAGATTTTTGTATTTTTTTATGCAAAACGGTTAAAAACTTATTATGTTCATAATAAAGTCTGTAAAATTCTCTCGGTGAGCTCCAAGTTAATTTTCCGTTCATGAACGATATTTTTCTTACCCCCTCCTTTTTTAATATGCCTTTTTCCAAAGCATAATCTATATCGTCCTGGGATAAAATAATACCATACCCTAATAGAATTCTAATTTCCGTGCTTTTACGTCCTCCAAAATCATTTTTTAAAACTTTGACTTCGGAAGTTTGGGCAACCTCAACATCATCTAATTTTTCATATCCCCTGCTCCTCAAAGAAAGACGTAAAGTTGGCAAAAGTTCTATCCATTCACCGCCAGTGCTTTTACGTGTAGTTACAAA